ATCGGTAGCTAAGCTGACTGGCGCTGACGTACAAGCAGATATTGCTACACGACAAGCAGACGAGCAAGCTGCTGCTGTTCAAAGGGCCGCTGAGCAATCAGCCAAGGCTACTCAGGAAATGGCAGCACAAGCTGCTAAGACTCAAGAGGCAGCAGCAGCACGAGCAGCGGCTCAGGCAGCAGTAGCGGACAGTGCAGCTAAGCCTATTGAAGCACCAGACGTTACGCTTAATGCTTCGGCTAGCACCCCCGGTGCAGCACGTAAGAAACGCCAGTCTTTTGGTATCGGTGTTACTAACACTGGGGTAAACATCTAGTGTACTCAAAAGCCGCTGATGTATGGTCACACCTGCACGGTCAGCGCTCCGGCATCCTTCGCAAGATTGAACGCTACGCTGCACTGACTATCCCTAAAGTTTGCTACCCAGAGGGATACAACGACAATAGTTATGATGACTCCCATGACTATCAAAGCATTGGTGCCCAAGGTACGAACCACCTGAGCAACAAGCTGATGCTTGCTATGTTTGCCCCGAGTCGCCCATTTGCTAAGCTCCTACCCGGAGCCAAGGCTAAGGCACAGGCCCAGCAAATGAAGCTTACTCCTATCCAGTTGCAAGACATTCTGGCTAATGGTGAGCGAGAGGCTATCAAAGAACTCGATCGCCGTGGGCAACGCCCTAAACTCTTCCAGCTAATGCGACACTTGATTGTAGCTGGTAATGCTTTGCTCGTCCTTAGCAAAGACGGTATGCGGGTAATGGGCATTAAGAAGTACGTTGTAAGACGCAACCTTGAAGGCCAAGTCCTGCATATCTGCGTCAAAGAAGACGTGCGTTTCGATGAGATTGACGTAAAGATCAAGAAGCTCTTAAGTACCCGCTTCCACGACGATACCACTGTTAGCTTCTACAAGTGGATTAAGAAGGAAGACAACGGCTCTTACAGCATGACCCAATGGGTCAACGAGATTCTCTTACCTCAAGAGTATAACGGACGCTGGCCTGCTGATCGTTGCCCTTACCAAGCAATCACTTGGGACCTAGCCGATGAGCACGACTATGGCACAGGCTTAGTTGAAGAGTACGCCGGGGACTTTGAAGCCCTTAGCGCACTGAGCGAGTCTGTGGTAGACGGTGCTGTGCAAGGTACTGAGTATCGCTGGATGGTTAACCCAACAGGCATGACCAGTATCGAAGAGCTAAACGCTAGCCAGAACGGTGACGCTCTTGCCGGGGTACCGGAAGATGTGCGTCCTACCCAAGGCGGTAATCCTCAAGCTATCGAGACAGCTAATGCTGTGTTAGACAAGTATGAGAAGCGTATTAGCCGTGGCTTCCTGATGGGCTCATCCATCATTCGTGATGCTGAGCGAGTTACCCAAGAGGAAGTACGCCTTACTGCACAGGAGCTAGAGACAAGCTACGGCGGTGTCTACTCTACCTTAGCAGCTAGCGTACAGAAACCCGTAGCACGATGGCTCTTTGATGCTGTCGATCTGAACCTAGCTGGCGCTGACCTAGACGTTACTATCGTAACCGGACTAGATGCCCTTAGTCGTAACGGCGACCTAGAGAACTTCCGAGCAGCGATGGGCGACATGGCAGCAATGGCCCAAGTACCACCCGGCTTAGTGCCCCGCATTAAGTATGAAGACGTTGGGCGATTCATTGGACAAGGCCGTAACATCGACCTTAGCCAGTTCTTCCTGACTGACGCAGAAGCACAGACACAGCAAGGGCAAGCAATGCAGGCTCAAGTAGCACAAGAAGTAGCAACCACGGCAGGCAATGCCGCTGTAACACCACAAGGATAACATGGCAGAAGAACAAGTAATCGAACCAAACATTACCCTTAACATCGGTGATGCCCCAGCAGCCCCAGCAAGTAACATCGCTGGTACCCCACCAGAGGTACCACAAGTACCCGTAGTGGAAGAAGCCGTAGCTTACGAACCCACAGGTGACGTAGGCTTGGACATGGCCCTTGACTTTATTGGCAAGGCTGGTATCTCCGTAGAGCACCCCGCTATGAAGGCAGCACAAGCAGGGGACTTCGCCCTGCTTAAGGCTACCTTAGCACAGAAGGGCGTACAGGGCTGGGAACAGTTCGTTGCTCTGGGTGAGGCAGCCTACACTAAGGTAACTGCTGAGCAAGCTGCTAAAGAGAAGGCTAGCCGTGAGGCTATCATCAAAGAAGCAGGTGGCGAGGCAGAGTGGCAGGCTATTCAGAAATGGGCTGGAGCTAACGCTACTCCCGAAGAGAAAGCCCAGATCAATAAGATGCTTGGTGAGGGTGGCGTTGCTGCTAAGAGCGCCATCAAGTATCTCGTAGACGTTTACAACAAGGCAAACAACGTGGTCAAAGAACCCCTGAATCCTCTGGCTAACGCTGGAGCTAATGCACCTTCATCTAATGGCCCACTATCCTCTAGTGAGTATGTTAAGGAAGTAGCAGCGCTTAACCGTAAACTCGGTGGGCGTATGGAAGACAGTAAGGAATACGCTACCTTACAACAACGTCGCTTAGCATCACGCTAAGATTCGGTACCTATACTACTCTAGCATATCGCTAGCTTAACACTAAACAAAGGAGTCAATTATGGCTTTAGATGACGCATTTAATATTGTTCGCCCCGGTCAAGCAAACCAAGCTGGTGCGATTAACGCTCTTGCCCTTGAAGAGTTCACAGGTATCGTAGAAGGTACCATTGATCGACGCTCTGTTCTCAAGGGTTGGATTCCAGTTCGTACCGTTAAGGGTACCAACGCAGTAACTAACTTTGCCGTTGGTGAATCCACCTTGCAGAAGGCTACCCCTGGTCAGCCTATCGACGGTACTGGTACTGACTTCGCTAAGCGTACCCTGACCATCGACACTGTGATCTTGGCTCGTGCTGTACTGCCCTTGCTGGAACAGTTCCAAACTTCCTACAACGCTCGTCAAGAGATTGGCTCAGAGCATGGCAAGAAGCTCGCAAAGTTTATCGACCAGTCCTTCTTCATTCAGGCTATCAAAGCAGCCTTGTTCACTGAGTCCACCTACAAAGGTTCCGGTGCTTCCGGCAAACCCCAAGGTCACTACGGTGGCTCACAGCAGACTCTGGCTTCTGCTGGCGATGCTCTCGACCCTGCTAAGCTGTACGCAGCTATTGCTGGCATCTTCACCAAGATGGAAGAGAAAGACGTAGACCCTCGTGCTGACGATGTGATGATTGCTTTGCGTCCCGCAGAGTTCTACACCTTGCTCCAGAACGAGCAGTTGATTGATACCACGTACCTGACTGCCGAAGGCAACAGCGTTAAGGGTATGGTCTTGAAGACCTACGGTGTCCCAGTCGTTAACTCTGTTAACTTCCCCGGAGGCTCTACAATCTCTGGTCACTTGCTTGGTTCAGCCTACGATGGTGACTACTCTAAAGTAGTTGCAGCAGCTTTCTCTCCCCGAGCATTGCTGGCTGGTGAAACCATCCCGTTGACTACTGATGCGTTCTACGACAAGCTCAGCAAGAACTGGTTTGTTGACGCACACATGGCTTACAACGTAACGCCTAACCGTGCAGAGTTTGCCTCTGTAATCTTGAAACCTTAAGGTTCTAGACAATCGGGTATTCTTCGGAGTACCCTTTTGCCTAACACTTTACAACCCATACCCTCCCTAACCGGAGGGTTTTTTTCGATTGGTCCCTATGGCATCTACTCTTGACGTAATCAATTCCTGCCTAGCCTCTATGGGCGAAGCCCCTCTTAACTCTGAGTCTGAGCCACACGAGTACAAGGCTAGTGCTAAGCGCTTACTCCTTAAGAGTAACCGTACCGTACAAACACCGGGTTGGTGGTTTAACACTGAGGTTGTAAACCTTGTGCCTAGCCCAGCTAACCAACAGATTCAGCTATCCAACGACACAATTCAATTCCGTTCTGGTACGCGCCTACGCGATACTGGCGTACTCAACTCCCCTAAGCCTTGGATTGTCCAGCGTGGGCAGCGACTCTATGATACCCGTACTAACAGCTACACCATCACAGAGAACGTAAGCGGTGAGCTAGTCCGTGAGGTACCCTTCGAGGAACTCCCACCCAGCATTAACGATTTGATTGCTGCACTCACTGTGCTTAAGTTCCAGTCAGACTTTGATGCCGACTCTAACAAGAGGGCTGAGCTTGGGCAGGACTACAAAGAAGCAAGGATGCGGGCTAACTCTGAGAACATCAGACAGCTATCCGTAAACCTGCTTAACAGTAACGAACGCCTCCAACGTATTAAGCGTGTATCACGCAGACAGGTGTACTAATGAAAGTAGCCAAGAGTTATCAGTCCTTGCTGAATGGGGTGTCCCAGCAAGTAGCCCACAGTCGATCACCCGGTCAACACGCAGAGCAGGTCAACTTGCTATCAGACCCGGTTAACGGGCTTATCCGCAGGCAGGGCAGTGAGTTTGTCAACGAGGTACTATTCAAGACTACAGCAGGGTTAGACCCTGACTATACTAGCCTCGTGTCTGACACTGCTACGTGGTCCTCTATTGACTGGGCCACTGGTGGTAAAGAGTACGTGGTACTGTACCGTAAGGGTAGTGCTAGCTCGACTAGCCCAGCCCTTGTCGTGTATAACAAGACAGACAACGCCTTCCTGACACTAACAGAGAATGGCGCAGATACGCCAATGAATCACCTCCGGTCTAACGGGGTGGCTTGTGTTGCCCCAGTAGGCAAGTATCTATACCTATGCGCCAACAACCTCGCAGCGGGTGGTTCAGAATCCGAGATATGGAATACGCCTAGCAACCTAGGCAAAGCCGCTATCTGGTTCCGGTCTGGTGTTGCTAATCGTAAGTACCGCATCAAGATTTACTGGCAAGCGGGTGGTAGCTTTGAGGCTGAGTACACCACACCAACGGCATCATATGCTGGTACCCTGAGTACATCGGACATTCCAGCAGCGGCTACTGATTACCAGAAGCAAGTCAACGATAGGGTTAATGCCTACAACTCTGCTGTTACTGCATGGATTCAGGATGCGTCTACCAAGACCCAACCATCCTACATTGCTAGTAGGATCTCAGCAGCGCTGACTACAGCAGGCCATGCCCATACAGTCAGTGGTTCTACCATCGGCTTTAATAGTAGCCTAGTCAAGTCTATTGAAGTAGACGATAACGGTGACGGTTCCCTTATCCGAGCAGTGGCCGACGAGATAGACTCTGCCGACAAGGTGTCAACATGGCACTACCCCGGCAAGGTGGTCAAGGTCCGTAGTAAGAACTCAACAGAAGCTTACTACCTTAAGGCTGTATCTAAGTCAGGTGAAACTAGCGCCTTCTCTGAGGTAACTTGGACAGAGGGTGCTGCTGATACTAAGCAAGCCTTTACTTCTGGGCTATACAACCTAACCATTATCGGCAGTCAGGTGTACTGCGCTAGCTCCCCGGCAGTGCTTAACGCGCTAGTTCCCGGAGGCGGTGTACCCCAGTTGGTTGCGTCTACTGTGGGTGACGACGAGTCTAACCCACAGCCGGCCTTTGTTGGCAAGCAAGTGACATACTTGGGTGTATTCCAGTCTCGCTTGCTAGTAGGTAGCGGTGGAACCATTAGCCTGAGTAAGACTGACGACTTCCTGAACTTCTACCGTAGCACTGTGCTAACCGTGCCGGGCGATGACCCCTTTGAGATGACACCCCAAGGTAGCGAGAGTGACTACATCAAGTACAGCGTACTCTATGACCAGAACTTGGTTATATTCGGGACCAAGCGCCAGTACCTAATCTCTGGGGCACAGGCTCTAACACCTACAGCAGCTAACATGCCAGTCATGTCAAGCTACCGTGATGTGGTAGACGCACCGCCAACAGCAGCAGGTGGGCTGATCTTCTATACCAAGCGTACAGGCGGGGCTAGTGGCTTCCACCAGATTCAGCCCGGTCAGAACTACAACAGCCCGGATTCATTCCCGGTGTCTAGCCAGTTAGCTGACTACATCGTAGGCGGTGTGGTGGGTATGTCTTACCTACCCGGTACACCTAGCTTCCTGTTTGCCCGTACTGACACATACCGTAATGGTCTGTATGTCTTCTCTTACCTTGACGTACAAGGTGGGCGTAAGATGGACTCATGGAGCCGTTGGGAATTCCACCAAGACTTAGGCTCTATTGTAGGCACAAGCACACTGTTAGACAAGTTATTGGTATTCTCTATCCGTCAACGCGGTAGCCTAACCTATGTGGTAGTAGACAGTTGTGGCTTGTCCACAGCAGCTACAGGTAAGCCTTACCTAGATAGCCAGCGCCCTTGGGCTAACCTATCGGGTTCGTTGCAGTCATCTACAGCAGGTGGCTTCAAGGCTGTCTACGATAACTCAACCACCAAGTACCTCCGTGGTACGGCTCTGGCTACTGCCGCCGCAAGCGATACGCTGTGGCCTCGGGCAGGGCTAGTAGTAGGGTCTGAGTTCCCGGCTAGTGTGACCCTTACCAACCCATACATGCTGGATGGTAAAGAGAAGGTTATCTTGTCTGGTCGCTTAACCGTCAGCAAGTTGATCGTAGCATACAAATCTACTAACGGTATGACATGGGATTTAGCCCATCAAGGTATCGTCAGCACTAGCACATTCAATGGGCGTACATTAGGCGACCCCGTTAACTTGCTAGGTATAGAGCCAGTATCCACAGGCCAACACAGTATTCCGGTAGGTCGAGAGACTCGGGACTATTCACTAACAATCTCCGCTAGAAAGTGGGGACCACTGAACATTACCGCTATTGAGTGGGGTGGTCAATTCTTTAATAGAGTACAGAGGTTTTAACTATGATAACAGCAGAAGCCGCCGACTTCGGCATTAAGGCTATCATGTCCATTGGTAGCGGGGTGATAGAAGAAGCTAACATCAATGCTGCTAACACGGTAGCACGGGCCAACGCAGCGGCTTCTAACTTGGTACGCGGTGCAAGCAACGAGCTACGCTCTAAGCAGGCATCGCTATCCCGCTATACGCAGAGCGTAAACAACCAGCGTGTGTTGAGCAATACAGCCAGCAGTGCCGAGGTTGCTATGACCAACTATCGCAGAAGCCGTGACAGCGCCATGCAAGACAGCTTTGAGCAGCAAATCAGCTTTGCTGAACAGGCAGGTGCCCAAGCCGCTGCGAGCGCATTTAGCGGCCTTTCCGGGGGCGTGGCTGACATTGTGAGGGGTACCACTGCACTTCGCCGCCAGCGCATCCAGCAGCGCGTAGAGACAGCCCAGAAGCAAGGGGCCTACGATGCTGCCACGAATCAGCGTAACATCATTATGGCGGGGTTAGACAACCTTGACCAGTCCTCGGTGATGGATGGCTTAGATTACGGTAACGACATTGCTACGACTAAGCACTACTCTGGTAGTCTGCTCGGTGATGTTATCCGAGCCAAGACAGGCACGAACCTTGCCAACGTAGCTGACTCAGTTAAGGGTTTCTTTAAGCAACCCAACAACCCCATCGGCCCTAGCGGTATCCCTTACGGAACGGAGTACTAATGCAAAAAGATAATACACTAGGCGCACCCACAGAGGGCCTAGGCCAGACAGTAACCTTTGCTGCTGGTGGGGTAGGTGTACCACAAGCCCAAGCTGAGCAGCGTGGTGCACTACGTGCTGGCATTACTGGTCAAGCAAACCAGATGACCTCTAGGGCTATGATGGTCCCGGAGGTGCAGCCTGATGCTACCTTTACAGCACTTGCAAAACTCGGGGGTGACTTGCTAGCACCCCACATTAAAGCAGAGCGCGATGCTAGCTTTATGCGTGGGGCACAGCAGGCCGCTAGCCAACAAGCCATTACAGAGATTGTAGATGAACAGCCTTGGTACTCTAAGATATTCGGTACAACGAGTTTAGTAGACGGTGCCCGTGCATATAGCTCGGTAAAAGCAGCTAACGACATTAGCAACTCGATTGAGCAGGACATGCCTAACATTAGGCGTATGACTGACGAGCAGTTTACGGAGCATACAAACAAACTCCTGAACAGTAGGCTTACTGGCGACCAAGCCACTGACATGATGATACAGCAACAGACGTTCAGTATGTTGCCCCACATTATGAAGGCCCGTACTAAAGCTAACATTGCTTACAAGGGAGAGGTACTTACACAAAGCATCAGCGAAGCAGCGGGTGGTGCAGCAGAGGCCCTCGGACTAGCTGACCAACTGATTCGCCAAGGCGACGGTACTAAGGAAGAAGCTGACACTATCCCGCTAGTAGCTAAACTAGATGAGGTAATGCAGCGACCAGAGACTATAGACAAAGCCCACTTCGATAAGACACTAACAGATCAGTTTGTTAAGCAGATTCGTAGTGGGAACTTTGCGCTCTCTGACCTGCTGGACGGTAGTAGCTTTACTAGCGAGCTTACCGCAGAGCAGCAACACAAGCTCGCACTAGCACGTCATCAAGCTACACTAGACGCTAGGGCCAAGCTGCCTGAGGGCTATGCTGCACGAGTAGCCTACTTCCGTGGTATGAGCAATATACCCGGTGTTACAGAGGCAGACATTAGCGC